CGCTACCCCTGTAGCAGTATTTATATTAACTTCGCCGTTTACTATTTCTTTAATACTAAAATATGGATCGCTAATTCCAATACTACTATTCTCTACAGTGTCATTAGATAAGGTAGGAGTAAAAGATAAAGTGGGGCTAAATCCTTTTGCGCCTATTTCCTGCCATTCCCACACTTCGTACCCGCAAGGAGGTTCGGCGCTTCCTTCGCTGCTTTGGCTAGTTAGACTACCAGAGCCGCTTCCTCCGACTTTATTACATTTACCTGTATCAGTAACTGTAAAAGTTATATCGTGGGTTTTAGTAGTGTCCGTCGGCACACCGTCGGCAGTTAAAACGGTTATTAGAAGACTTGCATTTATAGTTTTACCTGGTTGGTACAATTCATCGGGATTTTTTCCGCTCGATGGTAATGCAGTAAATATGCTATTTGTATATCCTGGACTGCTGCTGTAGTCCGCTCCTTCATCGAGCCACCCGCTAAACGATTCCCCACCAGATACAAAATCTGCATGATATTTAGGCCCTGCACCACCTCCGCCAGTTACAGAAAGCTGCCCTAAATTTTTTCCCAGAGGGGTACCACATGGAATATTACCTCCACTAAAACTTACGCCTAGGGGATCTGGGCTATTAGGGTTACTTATAGCCCCGGTAAAGCCTCTTCCCGGAAAACCTCCAGGGCCCCAAAATACTAAAGACGAAGACCCTCCTCCTCCTAATGTTCCAGTTTTTCCGTCAAGGTTGTCTTGGCCTCCAAAGGGGTCAATCACATTGCCATTAGAGTCATAATCATCATCGAGGCATCCTTCTTCAGGGCACTGCCCTTGAGGAGGAGGTAGAAGAGTTTCTGCTAAGTCAAAACCGCATTCTTCCCAAGTAAAATCAGGACCGCAGGGGGATATTGGATCATCTTTTGCAGAGAAGAAAATTTCTCCTTCTTTGTTAACTATATATTCGTCTGGCATATCTATTTCCTTTAAAAGTAATAAATAACTATATTAAAATCATAAATAATTTTCAACATGATTTACTTGTTGTTAGTTGGCTCAATCGCAGCCGCACTTACAAGGTGCGTCAACTAGTGTAGACGTCTCGACAAACTCAGGTTGCGTAGGCTGATCGCTGCAGCACAATCCTGGGCAGCCATCTAACAATACCCAGTTAACTTTGTAAAGGCCTTCTTCATTAGGCTTTCCTATAGGATCGGCCATCCAAGTAGAGACGTGAGCTTCGCACTCTTCTTGGGAGCATGGCTCTTCTTTAAGAGCTAACTGACTGGCTGGGTCGTAGCTCAGAGGAGCGGGCCCTGGGGCATAGCATGGCTCTTCTTGCGGTTCTCCGTAATTATTGCACGCAGCGCCTATTGTTGGACAAATACAGCCAGGATTGCAGCTGTTGTTAGGTACATTTGGGTTAAGAATCCAAGCGTAAGGAGGAGGCGGAGGCTGCCAACCTGGCTCGTTAACTTGGAACCCTTCGCAAATAAGAAAGACGTTATTACAAGAGCATGCGTTAGGAGTCCAATAATTTGTAATTTGATCGTTACAAGTTGGATCAAAAAAACAATTATAAAAACAAGTCGCTTCACAATTTTCAACCGTGCTCGAGTAAAAATTACCAGTCGCAACATAAAATGGCGTGGTTTCAGGAGTATTTATACACGTATACTCAGTACAACAACCTATATCTCCCCCACCCCCCGTGCACCCTCCAGCTACGCAAGTTTGACCTGCTGGGCACACATTATTGCAACCACCGCAGTTGTTCGAGTCTGTTTGAAACGTCGAGTTAGCTACGCAGGTAGTTCCATTACAGCAAGTTTCATTGTCCTCGCACGGGTCCGGTGGTTCATCACCGCAGTCGCAAACTGGTTCTTCTTCTGGCATATCTTATCCCCTTAAATTGCGGGAGGTACGTGTAATTCTTCAATCATAGTAGCATCTTGTATTGTCTTACGCCTAGCCGCAAACTCTTTAGCAAGGTCGGACCTAGCTTTGCCATAATACATAAGCAATACAGTCATATCTTGTATGGTTTCAAATTGAATTTCATTTCCTTCCATGCTGATTAACCCTGGCAAGGGCAAGCCCATTGCTGACGCCTCTCTTGCAAGGGAGAACACCCCTACAATAAGGGCAACATCAGAAGGAGTAATACCTAGGTGATAGCCCTTACCAGAGTCCCAGCCTGTCTTCTCTAAAACTGCCCAGTCACTATCTACATTTTGTAATAGCCAAGCCTTTGCTTGAGAAACCTCATCTGGGGGAGCTGAGGGTATGTAGTTCCAAGCTTGCTCTGCAAGATTAGATATAAACCTACCAGTCTCTGAAGTGGGTAAGACAGGCATAGTTACATTTCTTGTAACACCATCTGAATTTGTTTTAATTAAATTAATGTTATAGATGTCTTCTGTTGCTACTCCTGAGGCATCTATCCTATTTGTCAAAATAATACTTAAACTTAACATACTTTTCTCCTATGTTTTAATGATGAAATTAAAAACTAACGCTGGTGGAATAATACCAAATGGAGTCCCACCTCCGGTATAAGAATTAGAAAAAGAATGTGTATGAGTTGCGCTTTCTGTTCCAGTAGTCGTAGTATGTGTATGCCCGGCTGTGGCTCCCTGCGTATTTGGTGTCCCATTAGCACTTCTGTTAGCACCGTCCCTTAAGCCATAGGAGCCAAATGATCCCACGTTTCTGCCCCAACCATGAGTATGATCAGCTGATACCGTACCACTTGTAGCAGTATGCGTGTGAGTAGCGCTTTGAGTTGCCGTGGCTGAGTTGTTGGTGTGAGTATGAGAGGCCATATTGGCTTCAGCTAATGTTACTGTTTCTGCTCCTAAAGTAGAACCCAATGTTCTAGCGGTTAAAGAAGTGCCCGTCCCAGCACCTATAGGTAATCTACCCCTCATGTCAGGCAGTGTGAAGGTGTTATTAGAATTACCAGCACCAAAGGTAGTACCAATAACTTTAAACAAATTGCTAAATGCCATTCTGTTTATAGTGCTTCCGTCGCAGACAAGCCAACCACTAGGGATTGTCGAGCCGGAGAAGCCCCTTATGATACCTGCTGGGGTGACAGATGCCGTTAAGCCTTGAAACGCACTACCTTTAGGAGCGTTTGTTGGTACCGTGCTATAGTTAAAAGATCCAGCCAATTGCTCACCTATATTTTTATAATAAAATTAATAACTATTGCTGGCGGCATAATTCCAAACGCAGTTGCAGCTGTTGCAGGCGTATTAGAGTTTGTAAATGTATGCGTATGATTAGCGCTTTCAGTTCCTGTGGTGGTAGAATGAGTATGGTTCTGTTGAATGCCGCCAGTACTAGGCTGGCCCGAGCTACTAGCCGTACCTGAGTCAAACAAGCCATACGAACCCGATGTGCCGGCAGTATGACTAAAATAATGTTGATGGTTAGCAGACGCTCCAGTAACGGTGTTGCTTGTGTGCGAATGAGTAGGGCTATCCGTTCCTATTGTAGCTGTATGAGTATGAGAAGGTAAATTAGTTATAGCCAGCGTAGCAGTTTCTGCACCAGCAGTTGCTGCTAAAGCTCTTGTGGTTAGGCTAGGGCCGGACCCCACGCCCATAGGGCATCTGCCTCTAATATCAGGTAACGTAAACGTAGTATTTGAATTACCTGCCCCATAAGTCGTACCGATAACTTTAAATAAGCTTTGATAAACACTTCTGCTCACAGCACTTCCATCACATATTAGCCACCCATTAGGAGCAGTAGACCCAGCAAACATTTCTATCACTCCGGTCGGTATGACTGCAGTGTTAGATGGTGCAAACGCACTACCTTTAGGGGCGTTAGTCGGTATCGTGTTATACGCAAAAGCTCCAGCCAACTGATCACCTATACTTTAATAATGAAATTAACAGCTATTGCCGGTAATAGTATTCCAAATGCGGTCCCACTACCTGTAGTATTATTCGTAATGCTATGTGAATGAGTAGCGCTTGCATTTCCAAAAGTAGTACTATGGGTATGATCAGCGGATTGACTTCCGGTTAGCGGTGTACCAGAACTAGAACCCGTAAGGGTATCTATGATACCAACTTGCGAACCTGTAGTTCCTATAGGCTTATTATAACTATGCGTATGAGTCACGCTTTGATCTAAGCTTGTGCCTGTGTGCGTGTGTGTGGCGCTTTCTGTGCTTACTGAAGTGGTATGGGTGTGTGAAGGTAAATTAGTGGTAGCTAGTGTAGTTGTCTCTGCCCCCAAAGCTGTACCTAGCGTTCTTGCTGTTAGAGAAGTACCTGTTCCAGCGCCCATGGGCAATCTGCCCCTCATATCAGGTAGTGTAAATGTACTATTTGAATTCCCAGCTCCATAGGTAGTTCCGATGACTTTAAATAGATCGCTATAGACACTTCTACTCACTACGCTTCCGTCGCAAATAAGCCAACCATAAGGGGCAGTAGATCCGGCGAACATTTGTATGCTGCCGGCTGATATAATAGTTTCTTGCACTGCTTGAAATGCAGAACCTTTTGGCGAATTGGCTGGAGTCATACCATAGCTAAATGCTCCTGGCATTAGTAACTACCTCCCATTACACAAACTTGTAAAGCAGTAGTACTAGCAGTAGTAGTAACACTAACGGAGGCAAAAAGCTTAAATGTAGGTGGTAATACAAGCGGGTTTACGAAAGTCAAAGTATTAGTAAACCCAGCAACAGTAGTGGAGGGAGTCACAGCTGTCACAAGTATTTCTGCAAACAAGAAAGCAGTAGTTCCATCCCATACCCATATGCCTACTATATTACCAGAAGTGGCTGAAGTAAAAGAAGTAGAGCAAGAGTTGACTTGAATACTGTCAATCCTTAGCCCATTAGTAGAGGTTGGTACAACCTCTACAATATTTGCTGCTGCAAGACTAGCTGTCGCTGTCGGGCCTCTAGTTGTACAAGCTGTTTGTGCTGCAAGAGTCTTTGCAACAAAGTATGGTGATTGAGGAAAAATAGGTGTTGATGTAACTGGCATATGTGCTCCTTTTTAGTATAGACAATTATAACTACAACCCGCCAAAACTACTAGCGATTATAGTGTTAGAGGCTCCAGCGGCTCCCGCGGCTCCGGTTGCTCCTTGTTGTCCAGTTGCTCCAGTTGCTCCGTTATTTCCTGTAGCTCCTGCATCTCCAGTTGCTCCGTTATTTCCTGTAGCTCCTACATCTCCTGTTGCCCCGTTATTTCCTGTAGCTCCTGCATCTCCAGTTGCTCCGTTATTTCCTGTAGCTCCTGCATCTCCAGTTGAGCCGTTATTTCCTGTAGCTCCTGCATCTCCAGTTGCTCCGTTATTT